GTTTGCATAGTCGGTAACTGTAATGGTACAGGTTGCGTAAGAATTGTTTAATAGTTTTCCGGCTGCACCAAGATCAGTAAATGTTCCTGATGATAGGGAATAAAGTGTATCTTTGGTTGCCACAAAATTAAAAACGGTATTGGAATTATCCCTAAATGAAGCTGCTCCCCTTGAATCTTTAACGCAAGTATTGGAGCTATAATTCACTAGGGAAGGAAATCGTTTATAGGTATTGGCCGCATGATAAACATTAGTTGCTACATTGGCTCCCTTTTTATTGTGATCTGGTTGATCAGGTAGCCATTCTCCAAAAGGTATCTGCATTCAATCTCCTAGTTATTGCTTGTCGCAGTGCTTGTATAACGGCTGCCAAATGGCGATGCCACTGTATCTTCAGACCGGACCTGCAAGGGAGAACCAGAAAACTGATCTTCCCTGTCGTTTCTTTCCAGTCTTTCAAGTGCGGTTGTGTACATTTGTTGCCATTGCTGAACCTGTCCAGGTTCAACGCCTCCTAAAAAATTTGCCGCATGGTATAAAGATCCATACAAATAAATTGCAGGATGTCTTTCTAAAATATAATTCGTTGTGTTGCTGCTGGATAAAGCGTCAAAGGTTTTATAATAATTAATAATGCCGGCATATCCAGTGTCCGGTCTTGGTGAAAATCTGAATGTTTCTCCCAAGATGGTAAAGAGCTGCGGAGTTCCGGTTGTTGAAGTTCCCTTGATCTGGTCCATGTGTGCAGGCGTTGTAAATCTTAAAGAATATTTTATTGCACCGGACTTAATATAAAAATCCCTGACCTGTAAAAAACCTGTCGGCAAATCTATCGCTTCCTGGTCAACATTAAGTGTGGTCTGGGTAATCATCTTCCTAATTCTAAGTTTACTGTTAAAATCAGATTCTGTTAAAACAATAAAATCATCCGCTATTTCGGAAGTTAAATCAGAACGGTTGAGCCAGTTGGCTATTGCCGTTTTTAAAGTTGAATAAGATGTTAAAGCCATAATAATCCTTTATGCGCAGGCAACAAATACTTCTAAATCGCAAGCTGCGGTATTTGCCAGTGCGGTAATATTAACAAGGTCGCCCAACGAAAGGGTTAGACCTGTTCCGTCAATTCCATCCATTGTGTCAACCACTCCACCTGACAGGTCTGCGTTGTAGATAAAGGACTGCCCTTTATCCAGTTTCACTGCAAACTCGTCATCGTTTTCATTTTTAAATGTCAAGGTAACATGGTTGGTGTCGTCAAGATTGGTTAGCCTGATATACCTTACATCGCTTTCAATAAAAGTTCCTGACGCATTAGCGGTACTCATTGCCGAAACTTCTATTTCAGATGTCGGTACGGTAATAATTCTTTTTGATACTTCGTTGATAGATGCAACAGACAGGGTATTCTTAGATCCCTGATCTTTGCCGTTAAGATTGATTGCCTCTGTTAAAGTAACCGTTAAGGTTGCCGATGTAATTGTTGATGCCATATTTGTTTCCTATATATTTCCTGGTGCGGTTCTGAAATATCTGTACTCAGAACTGTTCAGTTTTTCTCTTAAAATTTTATTTTGTACCTGCTTGGGCAAGGCAAACCAATTGCTATTGTTTTGGTCTTGGTGATATTCTTTTGTCCAAATTTCTAAAACAATGGTAGGGATGGATGCCACCCTTTTTAAACCCCTGCCAGGCGAATAGCCATCGTTGTGAGTATAAAGTTTTTTATTGTGGTCCAGAATGGGTTTGTGATTGACGGCTCTGTGATGAATTACCCCTTTATTTTCATGGGGTTCAAAAGTGTCTGTTATTAAACCTTCCGTTTCCTTGCTCCTGTTTTTCATTTGCCCTGACCTCTATAATATGGTTTGTTTCCCAACTGCCTGCGTCTATTTTTATTCATGGTGCCAGTAATAGGTCGCCTGCCAATAGATGTGCCTTTAAAGGTTTTTGTATATTTAATAACTGCACCATACCTGGGTGCTTTAGCCATTACGCACTAAGTTCAGTACAATACAAAGTACCATCGCCACTATTTCTAATAGCTGCCATTTTTTCACCTGGAGAAACTTTAATAATTTCCACTTCTCCTGCCGGTACATAACCATGACTGGTTGTGGCAGTTGGTGAACCAGCAAATGTAATATGACAGTTTGTTGTTGAAACAACTCTTACATAATGAGTGCCATCCCCAAAAGCATTGCTTACTGCCGCACTTGATGCTGCTACCGCTATTGTTTGAGTGGTTCCATGTCTTAAACCATAATTAACCATTGTTGTTTTCCTTATTTAATTAAATTAATTTTTTACATTTAAGGGGAAGTGCCGCTAGGCAAGATCCCCTTAAATTCTGTAAATTATCTTCTGATAATGAATGTAACTACACATTCACAAGCTGTAGATGATCCACCATCTGTAATCATTTCGATAGTTCCATCTTCTTCAACTCTATTTGCTGCCGTTGGTTCAGCAGTATCAACATCGCCTGCAGCAGAACCATCATAAGCAACTGTAATTCCGCCACCTGTTATAGCTGTTCCACCAATTTCCCAAGATAGAGCTGCGTCTGCAGTTGTAATTGCATTTTTAATTGATGTTAAAATTTTAATAACATTTCCGCCATCAGGCATAGGTACAAAAGTTGAACCTGCTGTGCTGATGTCGGTTATTTTAGCTGTTATAAAATAATCGTTTAGTGTTCTCATGTTTTTTTTCCTTTATTTGCTTCGTTCCGCCATTGAATGACTTCAAAGACCAAACAAAATTATTATTAAAAAGAACAAGGCGGATTGCTCCGCCTTATCCTATATGTTTATTGATTATGAAGTTGTTAAATCAAAAACTCCGCCTGAAGCAGCTTCATTTCTGGATTCCAGAGTGTATTCTGCTAATAGGAATTGCTTTTGAGCATCTCCAGTTTTCGCAAGGTCATCCAATTGGAAGTCTCTCAAAAACGCAACCGCCCACATATCAGGTGTGATAATGTGAAGCGATCTTGATGGTGAGAATCTGTTTGGAGTTACCTGCAATGCGCCAAAATCTGACTCGTAGATTTCCACAGCAGCAACTAATCTTTTGTTTTCAGCCGGATCGAATCTTGTTGATCCACCTGTAAAGCCAGATAGTTTTTGCTTGTTGAAAGAGCCTACTTGAAGCATCGTTGGATCTCCACCAGAATCCCAAACCAGCTTTAACGCTGCTTTTAATTGAGCTTCTGTGAATGCCCTCTGTGTTCCATTAGTTCTTGCATCAGAACCATCGCCTGTTGGTGAAGAACCTGCCATAACATCGTTAGTTGCTATCCAGGATTCTACGCCTCCTAGTTCTCTTGCGGTTGTGTCGTTACCAGCCACTTTAGCGTTGTTAGCACATAAAGAAGTTTCCATATCTCTTTTAAGCTCTTTTGAAGCCTTTGAGATTTGATAAGCCATTTCGTTGTTACGACCAGCTCTATTAGTTGCTTCCAATGTACCAGAAACGATGACAGATTTAACTGCAATCTGTGTATAGTTTCCTAGCTTGGTGCTTGATGTAGGTGCTGCAAAAGTAACTTCGTTACCTTCTATTGCAGCGTTTGACCCTGATGCGGCAGTTAAAGAGTCTTTTTGCCATTCATGATTCGTAAATGTAGCTTTTGCTTTCGCAATTGCAGACATGAATGGAGTTTCTGTCGGTGAGATATTATATATCACATTAGACAGATCTTCTCTTTCGCCTTCGGCATCATAGGTTGACCATGTATTACTTACCTGTGCCATGTTTATTTTCTCCTAAGTTATTGTTGTTTATTGTTAACCATATCCAAAAATATACTGGTTGCATCTTTGATGTTTCCAGTCTTTTTCAGACGACTCAACTTTTCCTTTCGCTTTTGGAGATTGATGTCGGCTTTATCACTTTTCACCCCTGAAGAAAAAACTTTGCCAGGCTTGGTAATCTTTTTTGCTAAATTCGGTTTCGACTTCAGCATATTGCGATACTTCATGGCATCGTTGACGATCATAATGTGCCTATGGTCAATAATGGAAGCAATTTCTAAATTATTAAATCCCTGAGATGATAAAAAATTTCTCATCTCGTTTTTTATTGACATAGATTTTTGCTTGTCGTTAAATTCCGGCATTTTTAAAGCCAGAGAACGACCTTCCTTTTCGATTATGTCGTTGCGTTCTTTCCTATGGCGTTCCTGAAGGGTTTGCATCGCATGATTTAATTGTAATTGCTTTTTGTCCAAACGATGCTTGATCTTCGTTGCTTCCACAGGATCTTCTTCATACAACTTGTCTAAATTTGAAGAATTAAATTCTTCAGTTAGCTGTTGCTGGGCAATGGTGTTAAACCTGTTCAACTCCTCCAGTTTAGAGGAATAGTTTTGCCTTTGCTTTTCAGACTCGGACTGAAACTGCTTTTTGTCAAAAGCTAGTTCTTCTGTCTTTCGTCTGTAGTCGGCATCTCTTGAGTAACCGTTTTTTAATTCGTCTAGGGTAACATCAAACTCTTGACCTGCAACTTTTACCTTGTGGGTGGAGTCCTGTTCCTGTGGAATCTCATTTGTTTGTTCTTGAGATACTTCTTGTTCAGAAACTTCCTCTTTCGATTCCGTTTCCGGTTTTGTTTCCTGTTCCGCAGGCTGTTCTTCCTTGGAAGATTCCTGTTTGGTCGGCTCGGCAGAAGTTGGTTTTGCTTCTTCTGTTGTTTTTACATCTTTTTCTTGAGGCTTTACTTCCGTTTCCGGCGATAAAAGCCCTGAAATTGATTTTGCAGCTTTTTGCAAATCAGTTTCAGCTCCCTTAGTGGGGTTAGCTTGATTGTCTGACATGATATTATGCTCCTTGTTGGTTAAAGCTCCCAGATAAAATGGGTTGGCCTATCCTAACCAGACTGATTAGAATTTCTTTGCTTTGATAGGTTTGCGAAAATCATCCAACTGTTTTGTGGCTAATTTTCCTGTATCAATAATTTCTTTAATGTGCTGTTCTACTTTACCGACAATTTGGTAGGCTTGCCAAAGTTTTTCTCTGGTTTCGACCTCTTTTGCTCCGGTGTTTAACAGACCTTGATTATATAATTCTTTTAATTGGTCTAGCGACTCTTTCAATAAACTATTATTTAA